GTCATTACGAATTTTGTCCATGTATCCAAGAGTCATCATTGCAAGCGACCAGCAAAGAATCATAAATCGAACACCGTGTCCAAAGATTTCTCCCCAATCCGTTCCTTCTTTTTCTGTTTGTTCTTCCATAAAAAAAGCTGCCTAGTGTGTGAGGAGTAAGCTGCTGACCACTGCTTAATTTAGACAGCATATGCCAAATTTAACAAAAACTGTTATGTTTGGAAAGTAACACAATAAATTATGATTAAAATTCTAAAACCAATCTTAATGACATTCCTGACAACAACAACTGTAAAACGACTTGTTGTTGATTTATTAAGAGCTATTTGCAAACAAACAACAAATACACTTGATGATCGTGCAGTAGATATTTTAGAAAAACAACTTTTTCCTAATTAATTATGGATAAAAGTTTTATATCAGTACTAATAGAACCAATACCAGTAGAAAAAAAATTAGCTACTGAAGTAAAAATAAGAGATATTATTGCCTGTACTGATATAGAAATTCTGAAAAATTATACAATTAAATTGCTTAGACAAAATGTAAATCATGATTATGTATTAACTCATGCGTTAGTCAGAATACTTGAAATGGAAGATGAAATGAATAAAAAGAAAAGGTTTGGTTTATTTGGTAATTAGTCGCAATGTGGACAATCAAAATGCAATGGTTCTTGCTTAATCATTGCAGATAAAACAAGCAAAGCTAATTTTGTTGGTGGTTGTTCATTACTAAAAAATAATATTTTTTCTTTTTGTAAATGTACTCCTTTATTTGAAATTATTAAAGAAGAATCTGCCATATCAGATTGTTTAAATTCTTTTTTTGATAACTGAGAAATAAGTAACCCCACACCATGCTCATTATGAGTCATGGTGCAGGGGTGATAATCAAATAAATCTTCTCCAAAACAATCAAGACCACATTCTAAATGATCTAAAAAAACTCTAACCTCATGCGGTAGTTTTTGTTTCGCAAGAGCAATGTC